ATTTGTTGTACCGCTTGGGGCGGTTGGTTTTCTTGGCGGGTGTGCGTGCCTTCTGTAGCTGCTGGCGCAGCGCGGCTTCGGACTCCTCATCTATGGGCTGCGTGTTTGCATCGACAGCAACCCCATGCCATGTCGGCGGTACGGGTTCGTGGTTGCGCGTTTGCAGAAGAAACCCAATGGCTGCCATGATGTTGTCTTCCTGCAGCTCCATCTTGTCGAGCTGCGCCCGCTGGTCGTGCGTCATGCAGTCGATCTTGCGCAGAAGCTTTATCTCCTGGCGCAGGATATCCAACTCCTTGAACGTGCGCCCCTGCAGCACGGCCACATCATGCTTGAACATATCGGGGGGAACCCTGCGCCTGAAAGGCTCGAACCGCTTGCCCTTGAACACAAAGGGTATGGCATGGAACAACCCATCGATGCGCCTGCGCGTCTTGTCTGACACCCAGTCCGTCCAATGCACGCCCTTGTTGGGCAGCCCACGCTCCTGCGCTATGTCCACAGGTCTGCGCTCGCCGTTGTCCGGCAGTGCCCGCAATGATTGCAGCCCTGCAAGCAGCTTCTCCAACAGCAAGACGTACTCACTGAAGGCGGTGTGCCTTTCGGGGGCAACATCAAAGGGCTTTAGTCTTAGCCCAACCTTGGCGTTGCTCAGCTCGTACTTGAGCGGGGCGAGCAGTCGATGCCACATCTCGGCGCGGTGGATGTGCATGAGCTTTGCGCTCTTCCCCTCCTTGGCGTCGTGCATCCGCAGGTCGCTGGCTCTCACTGCAAGCGAGGCGCGCAACTCAAGGGGCAGGTCGAGCGTCATGAGGTGGTTGTGCGCATCCCAGTAGCTCATGTTTCGGAGGCGGCTGATTAATCTGTCCATGATTAAAGTCCTTTAGTGTTGAGACGTCCAAAAGTGTACCATGATTAAAAAGTTTCGCCGTAGTTGGTGGACAGTTGGAAAGCTAGCATCCATGCGGGTTGGCGGGGTGAAACGGGTGGATTTGTCCGTCTATCTATCGTTTTGCGGGACATACAACAGGGAAGAAAAATAGAAAGAAAGGATGGGTGTGGGTATGAGATATCTTTTACCTTTCTTAATGTATTTTAAATAGATAGATAGATGGACGGAAATTTGGAAACGCCAGCATTCATGCGGGTTAGCGCCCGTCTCTGATGCTGGCGAAACTTTTTAGTCTTTGACACCAAAAAATCACTGTCTCATGGGTGAGACAGCGGCAGGCACTGCTGCTTGCTGCGCCATGCTTGCCACTCAAGGCGGGCACGGCGGGCCTCGTCGATACGCCGCTGCTCTTGTGGGGGCAGCTTGGCATACAGCTCATCGCGCAGCTTGCGAAGCTGCGCTAGATGGTAGTCCTTAACGGACATGGGTTGCACGCATGGCGGCGTACGCGTTCTGCTCAATGAACCAACGCTCAAGGGCGTTGACTGATGCCAGGACTGTCTCGTTGCCCGTGCGGCGCTCGATGACGCGCCAGATGCAGAAGTCTGGGCGGTGCTCGCCCAGTGGCAGCTCCTCGATGAGAGAGAATTCTCTCTGGCCGATTTGCACGATGCCGGTGTGCTTGGTTGTCATGGAAGTTCTCCTGTGTGACATGGGCAAGATCGCCCCCACAGCCCTGCACGCAAGGCTGAGAGAGTTTCCTCGGTTACGCTGAGAATTCCTCAGCGATGAATTGCAGGCACTCCTCCAGTGTGGAGAAGTGCTTCACGGGATTGCCGGGAAGGCGCAGAGTGAGGATGAAGCCGTTCTCAAAGGCTTCGACTTGGAATGTGGGCATGGGGAATCTCCGTTGGACAGGAAAAGAAACAGCGGGCCAGCCTGACCCGCTGTGCCTGAGAGAGAAATCTCTCTGAGAGTTAGACGGCAGCCAGAGCAGCTTTGGCTGCAGCGACCGAGCCGCACAAATCGATCAGCGCCTTGGCCATCGTCCGTGCCTCACGGCTGATGCGTGCACTGCTTGTAGGCTCGGCCTTCTTCGCCTTCTTGACCGGGCGAATCACGCAGTAGCTAAAAGAACTGCTGGCCCGGTCGATGGCCTTGATATGCGCCTTGCTGGCGCCACTGCCTTTGCCCCGAGAGAGAATTCTCTCTGGGTCACCCGTGATGTCTTTCGCCGCCACCTCGCCCTCAAGATGGCCGAGCATCCAGCGGCGGCGCAGGTCTGCCCGCTGCTCAGGCGTGGCCTTGACGTAGGCCAGATGGAATGCGCCAGCACCGGCACGCATCTCTGCACTGGTGCGGCCAACACGGGCTGCATACTGTTGAATAGTCAACATGGAAGTTTCTCCAATAAAAAAGCCCCGCACTGGCGGGGCATCAGACCGGCTCGTTCCCGAACCGATGACTCTATTGTAACACAGGGGTACTAGGCAGCCTCTGCTCCAGCGGCCTTTTGGCCTACTCTGACCCCACCATACCCCCACCCCCGCTGTTGGCTGCGACGATGGCGACGTGACGGGAACACTGTTTTGCAACCACACTCCACATTTCTGTAATACTTAACACCTACCACCCACAATTTTTATAAAAATTTAACACCATCTTTGTCTAATGTTAGACATATACAGGCAAAAAAAATGCCCTCGGTTCCCGCCAAGGGCAAAGTGGGTTTGGAACCCCCACAGGAGAAAGCAAACGGGCAACTGCTTGCACGTACGGCCAAAGGCCGTTTTGCGGTGCTTGCCTATTTACTCAACGCCAGTGTATAGTATGCGCCATCGGTAAGCAAGGGCTCACGCCTCAAACCCGCATATGCTTGATCACCTGTTGGATTTTGAGCCAGACATCGTCCCAAACGACGATGCGGGCCGCGCCGTTGAGAAACACAGCACAGCGCAAATAATCGACGCCCAGGTATCGACCGCAGACTTTCTCGCATCCTTGGGCTCCCCCGACACAGACACCGCCATATCGGAGCTTGAGCAAAAAGCCGCCCGGGTCGCATTCAACGCCGTTGTCACACAGGAAGACGGTGCGCACCACAAACTTGCCCAGATCGAAACCCCCGCAGCCGTGCGCCATTTGGTGGGCATGTTGACCGCATACGACTGGGAGTTTGTGCACCAAGCCAAGCAGTTGCGCGGGTATGCCGTGGCCAAGCTGTTGGAGGAGTGCGAGAACCCCAACTCAAATATCCGGCTCAAGGCGCTGGGGTTGCTGGGCAAAGTGACAGAAGTTGGTTTGTTCACCGACAAGATTGAGGTCAAGAAGACAGACCTCACGGAAGAAGAAATCGACAAGAAGCTCAAGGAGAAGCTGGCGGTGTTCATGAACATCACAGACGCCACGCCCTCTGATATTGAAGATGTGACTCCTGTTGGGGAAAACCCTAATGACGACCAACCCACCGCTGACGCCTGAACAGGCCAAGGCGCTGCTCATGAATATGAGCAAGCTCTCCACACAGGAGAAGCTTGAGGCATTAGAGTTGTTGGAGAAAGCCGCCGAGCACCAAAAGCGCAACTTGGCACGCGGCGACATGATCGAGTTTGCCAAGTCCGTCTACCCGGGCTTTAAGGTCGGGCCCCATCACAGGAAGCTGGCCAAGATTTTCAAAGATGTGATCGAGGGCAAAAAGCGCCGGGTCATCATCAATATTGCGCCACGTATGGGCAAGTCTGAGTTCAGCTCATATTTGTTCCCGGCATTTTTCCTGGGCAACTTCCCAGAAAAGAAAATCATTATGGGCACGCACACGGCGGGCCTGTCTGAGGACTTTGGACGCCGGGTCAGAAACCTGATCGAGGGCGAGGAATACCATGAGCTATTTCCTGACACGGTTGTGGCGGACGACCAAAAAGCCGCGGGCAAGTGGTCCACAGGCGCAGGCGGGCAGTATTACGCTGCTGGTGTCGGTGGCGCTTTGGCTGGCCGTGGTGCTGATCTCTTTGTCATTGACGATCCTCATAGTGAGCAGGACGTAAAAGCCAACTCCAGACTCGCCTTTGATACCGCATGGTCGTGGTTCCAGACGGGCCCGCTGCAGCGTCTGATGCCGGGCGGCGCGATATTGATCATCATGACCCGGTGGGGCAAGCTGGACCTGACCGGACGCTTACTCGACTATCAGACCAAGAACCCCGACGCAGAGCCGTGGGAGGTGGTGGAGCTGCCTGCCATCCTCAACGAGGACACGGACAACGAGAAATCGCTCTGGCCCGAGCAGTGGCCGCTGGAGACGCTCAAGCAGAAGAAAGCCGCGCTGGACCCGCAGTATTGGAACGCCCAGTACATGCAGAACCCGGTGTCCAACACGGCTGCCATCATCAGCCGCAAGCTCTGGCGCATATGGGAGCCCGACGAGCCGCCGCGCTGCGACTATGTCATCCAGTCCTGGGACACGGCGTTTGAAGCGAAAACCAGCGCCGACTACAGCGCCTGTACTACCTGGGGCGTGTTCTACAACGAGGAAGAAGATGACAAGGCGCAGATCATCTTGCTCGACGCGTTCAAGGACAGGATGGCGTTCCCCGAGCTCAAGACCGTGGCGCTCAAGCACTACAAAGCGTGGCAGCCCGACGCGTTCATCATCGAGAAAAAAGCCGCTGGCGCACCCCTGATACAGGAGCTGCGCAAGATGGGCATACCGGCGCAGGAGACCAACCCGAGCCGGGGCAACGACAAGATCAGTCGGGTCAACGCCATCGCGGACCTGTTTGCCTCTGGGATGGTGTGGGCTCCGGACACCCGGTGGGCCCGGGAGGTCATCGAGGAGGTGGCGTCGTTCCCCAACGGAGACAACGACGACTACGTGGACACCACATCACAGGCCCTGCTACGATTCAGGCAAGGCGGTTTCATTGCGCTGGACAGCGACGAACCAGATGAGCCCCGGTTCTTCAAACGCCGGGCCCGCGCCTATTACTAAGGACACACTATGGCCACCAACATTGACAAGGCGCTTTACCAAGCACCAGCGAGTATCGAGGAGCTTGCTCAGGACGAGGAGCCCATCGAGATTGAGATCATTGACCCCGAGCAGGTCAACATCCACGCAGGCGGCCTTGACCTGTCCATCACCCCGGGTGAAGACGAGGATAGTTTCGCAGCCAACATTGCCGAGGACTTGAGCGAGGGGGAGTTGGCCACGCTGGCCAGCGACCTGTCCGAGGACATCACAAACGACCTTGGCTCACGCACAGAGTGGGAGAAGTCCTACGTGCAGGGTCTCAAGCTTTTGGGTCTGCAGTATGAGGAGCGCACGGAGCCGTGGGATGGCGCGTGTGGCGTGTTCCACCCGATGATTACGGAAGCCGTAGTTAGATTTCAAAGTGAAAGCATAACAGAGACGTTCCCGGCCCAGGGCCCGGTCAAGACCAAGATTCTGGGCAAGCAGACGCCTGAGAAAAACGAGGCCGCTGACCGTGTTCAGGACGACATGAACTACGAGCTCACGGAGGTGATGAAGGAGTTTCGCCCCGAGCACGAGCGCATGCTCTGGAGCCTGCCCGCCACAGGCTCGGCGTTCAAGAAGGTCTACTACGACCCCAACCTGGGGCGTCAGGTCAGCATGTTCATACCGGCAGAAGACATCATCCTGCCCTACGGGACGACTGATCTGGACACTTGTTACCGTGTTACGCATGTTTTGCGCAAAACCAAGAGCGAGATCGTCAAGCTGCAGCAGGCGGGCTTCTACAGAGACATCGAGCTGCCCGAGCCGGACAAGAGCAAGACCGACATCCAGCAGGCCAAGGACAAGGAAACTGGCTTTTCGGACCTCAACGACGACCGATACACCCTGTACGAGAGCCATGTGGACCTTGTGATCAGGGGCGACGAGCACACAGAGTGCGATGAGGACGGCCAGCCGCTGGGGATCACGTTGCCGTACGTGATGACGATACTAAAAGGCAGCAACGATGTGCTTGCCATCCGCAGAAATTGGTTGCCGGACGATAGATTGCACCTGAAAAGGCAGCACTTTGTGCACTACCAGTACATTCCGGGCTTCGGGGCGTACGGGTTCGGGCTGTTTCACCTGATCGGGGGCTACGCCAAGAGCGCAACGAGCATCATGCGCCAGTTGGTTGATGCCGGTACGTTGTCTAACCTGCCGGGTGGCCTTAAGTCTCGTGGCCTGAGGATCAAAGGGGACGATACCCCCATCGCTCCGGGCGAGTTTAGGGATGTAGATATTTCCTCGGGGGCTCTGCGGGACAACATTTTGCCCCTGCCGTACAAAGAGCCCAGCGCCGTGCTGGCCGCGCTCATGGACAAGATCGTCGAGGAAGGCCGCAGGTTCGCTGCAACGGCGGACATGAAGGTCTCCGACATGTCGGCGCAGGCTCCGGTGGGCACGACGCTGGCTCTGCTGGAGCGCCAGCTAAAAGTGATGACGGCTGTCTCTGCGCGGCTGCACTTTTCGTTCAAGCAGGAGCTCAAACTGCTGGCCGGGCTCATCCGCGACTACACGGACGACGACTACGACTACGACCCGGTCGATGCACCGCGTAAAGCCAAGAAGTCGGACTACAGCCACGTTGAGATCATCCCCGTCAGCGACCCCAACGCGGCCACCATGAGCCAGCGGGTCGTCCAGTACCAGGCCGTCATCCAGATGGCGCAGATGGCACCGGACATTTACGACCTGCCCAAGCTGCACAGGGGCATGCTGGAGGTGCTGGGGATCAAGAACGCAGCCGAGCTCGTGCCCCTGCCTGACGACCAGAAGCCCAGAGACCCTGTCTCGGAGAACATGGCTGCGCTCAAGGGCGAGCCGCTCAAGGCGTTCCAGTATCAGGACCATCAGGCCCACATTCAGGTGCACATGTCTGCCATGCAGGACCCCATCGTCATGCAGCTTGTAGGACAAAACCCCAGAGCGCCGCAGATTCAGGCTGCCATGATGGCCCACATCGCTGAGCACGTTGGGTTCGCGTACAGGCAGAAGATCGAGCAGCAGCTTGGCATGCCGCTGCCGCCCGAGGACGAGAAACTGCCGCCGGAGATTGAGCTGCAGCTCTCGGCCATGATGGCCCAAGCGGCCCAGCAGGTGCTCCAGCAGAGCCAGCAACAGGCGGCCCAGCAGCAAGCGCAGGAGCAGGCCCAGGACCCGGTCCTTCAGATGCAGCAGCAAGAGTTGCAGCTTCGTGCCCAGGACCTGCAGATCAAAGCGCAGAAGGTGCAGGTTGACGCTGCCGCCAGGGCCGACGAGCTCAAGCTCAAGGAGAAGCAGATTGCAGTCGATGCGGCGTTCAAGGCCGACAAACTCGCTGCGGACCAGCAACGTGACGGTGTTCGTATGGGCATCGACATTGCCAAGAGCCGTCAACAGATGGCGCGTCCTCAACCAACTAAGGGTAAACCCTCACCTAAATGATCCAAGATTTCGCACGCGTGTTGCGCGAACAAATACGCACCGACATGAACAACTACGCCGATGACTTGGCAGGCGGAGCATGTCGCACTTTTGACGAATACCAAAAACTCTGCGGTGTGATCCAGGGTCTTGCTCTCGCAGAGCGTCATCTCCTCGACCTTGCAAAGAAAGTTGAAGAAGCCAATGAGTGAAATTCTCTTGCCCCCAGGCATCAGCCTGCCACCAACCATCCAGCCAATTGAAAAGCCCAAGGATGACACGCCGCCTGAAGAAAAAGCGACGAGTTTGCCCAGGCCGACAGGTTGGAAATTACTCTGCATCGTGCCAGACGTTTCAGAAAAACTTGACGGCACAGACTTGGACTTGGTCAAACCAACGTCCATTTTGAAACAAGAAGAACACGCCACCACGGTGTTGTTCGTCTTGGAAGTTGGCCCTGATGCGTACAAAGACCAAGCCAAGTTCCCCACTGGCGCTTGGTGCAAAAAGGGCGATTTCATCTTGGTACGTACGTATTCCGGTACGCGGTTCAAGATTTTTGGCAAGGAGTTTCGTCTGATCAACGACGATCAGGTGGACGCAGTGGTGCAAGACCCGCGTGGCATTACACGCGCATAAGGAGTACTCATGGCAAACGAGTTTAAGTTTCCTGACGAACAGGACAACAACGAGCCCGACGTTGAGATTAAAAACGCGGCGGACGGCGACAACGAGGTCGAGATTGAGATCGTGGACGATACCCCCGAGCGTGACCGGGGACGTAAACCACTGGATCGAGAGGTAAAAGACCCGACCGACGAGGAGCTGGACAGCTACACCGAGGGCGTCAAAAAGCGCCTTAAAGAGCTGACCCACGCACGCCACGACGAGCGCCGGGCCAAGGAAGCCCTGGCTCGGGAGAAAGCTGAGCTGGAGCGGCTGGCCCAGGCAATGGTGGACGAGAACAAACGGCTCAAGCAGTATGTGCAGTCCGGCACCGAGCAATATATGACGATGGCCAATCAGGCGGCGGAAGCCAAGCTTGAGAAAGCCCGTCGAGACCTCAAGGCAGCGCAAGAGGCGTTTGATACTGACGCCATTATTGCCGCCCAGGAAGCACTGGCCGAGGCCAAGTGGGAGTCGCAAAGTGCAAAAAATATGCGTGCACCCACTTTACAACAGCCTCAAGAGGATGTACAAAGTCAACAACCGCAACCCCAACAGGTTCGGGCCGACGAAAAGACACTGCGCTGGCAGGCAAAAAACCAGTGGTTCGGCTCGGATGGGTTTGAGGAAATTACCAGCTACGCACTAGGGCTGCATAAAAAACTAGTTGCCAACGGGTACGACCCGCGAAGTGATGATTATTTCGAGCAGATAGACGCTCGCGTACATTCCAAATTCCCAGAGCTTTTTGGGGAAGCGGAAGAAAAGCCACGGTCGCAAGTTTCCCAGGCGGCACCGGCTAAAAAACCTACATCTGTTGTGGCCCCTGCCAGTCGTTCGACCGGCAGGAAAAAGGTTGAACTCACACCGTCGCAAGCCGCGTTGGTGAAAAAATTTAATCTTGACCCGCAAAAGTATGCACAGGAAGTTTTGAAACTGGAGTCACAAAATGGTTGAAACACAAGATCGCAATCCTCGTGAATTGAAGTCACGCGAAAAATCTGCTCGTGCAGTGTATGTACCGCCGAGCAACCTGCCTGATCCGACACCTGAGCCGGGCTGGGTGTACCACTGGGTTGGTACGCACATCTTGGGACAGGCCAATCCTACCAACGTGTCCCAAAAGATGCGTGAGGGTTGGGAGCCGGTGAAAGCAACGGACCATCCGGAACTGATGCTCTTGGGTAACGAAAAGACAGGCAACGTGGAGATTGGCGGGCTCATGCTCTGCAAGATGCCAACCGAACGCTTCCGTTCCCGTCAGGAGTACTACAACAAGCAAGCTCAGGGCCAGATGGACTCAGTGGACAACCACTTTTTGAGAAACAATGACCCGCGTATGCCGCTGTTTTCGGACAAAAAATCGTCCACGACACGGGGTGCCGGGTTTGGTTCTGGTTCAAAGTAACAAGGAGTCCTTAAATGGCATCAGTAGCAGCCCCCTACGGGCTTAAGCCCGTAAATCAGTTGGGTGGCACCCCATATGCAGGTGCAACCCGTACTTATCTCATTGACCCCGCAGGCACCGCCGCAAACATTTTCAACGGCTCGCCCGTGTACGTAAATGCAAACGGCTACTTGGCTGTGGCAACTGCAACCGGCGCTGACGCGACGACTAACGGCTTCCCCGTGGGTACCTCTAACACAGGTATCGTGGGCGTGTTCGTTGGCTGCTCGTTCTTCAACGCGCAAGGGCAGTTGATTTTCTCGCAGTACTACCCCACTGGCACCACCGGTGTGGTTCAGGCTCAGGTTGTTGACGATCCCAACGTCGTGTTCCAGGTCCAGTCCGCTGGCTCTGTGACGCAAGCCGCTGTGGGCGCAAACTTGTTCTTCAGCACTGGCGCTGTGGCAACTGGTAGCACGAGCACTGGTAACTCTACGGCTTCTGTCGTGGCAGGTTCCTCGGCCGTGACCACCACTGCGGCCTTCCGTGTTGTGGGTTTCCCCAACGTGCAGGGATTTTCGGTTGTGGGCGACGCCTTCACTGATGTCTATGTGAAGATCAACCCCGGCTACCATAGCTTCACCAACGCCGTTGGTCTGTAAGGAGTAACTCAAAATGGCAATTTCACGCGCACAACTGCTCAAAGAGCTGCTCCCAGGTCTGAACGCCCTGTTCGGTATGGAGTACGCTCGCTACGGCGAAGAGCACAAGGAAATCTACGAGACCGAGAAATCGGAGCGTAGCTTTGAGGAAGAAACCAAGCTGGCTGGCTTTGCTGCTGCGCCTGTCAAGAACGAGGGCTCTGCCATCGCTTACGACAATGCACAGGAAGCATTTACCGCTCGCTACAACCACGAGACCATTGCTCTGGGTTTCTCGATCACCGAAGAGGCGATTGAGGACAATCTGTACGACAGCCTGTCTGCTCGTTACACCAAAGCTCTGGCCCGTGCGATGGCCTACACCAAGCAGGTTAAAGCTGCAGCCGTTATCAACAACGGCTTCAACGGCTCGTACCTTGGCGGTGACGGCGTTACCTTGTTCGGCAACAACAGTTCCAACACTCGTGTTGGCCACCCGCTCGTTGGCGGTGGTGTTAACTTCAACAGCCCGACCACTGGTGTTGACCTGAACGAGACCGCTTTGGAAAACGCTGTGATTCAAATCGCTGCGTGGACCGACGAGCGTGGCCTGCTGATCGCAGCCAAGCCCCGTAAGATGGTGATCCCCCCGAGCCTGATGTTCGTTGCCAAGCGCCTGCTTGACACCGAACTGCGGGTCCAAACTGCTGATAACGACATCAACGCTATCAAGCAGATGGGTGCCATCCCCGAGGGCTACACCGTCAACCACTTCTTGACCGATCCGAACGCATGGTTCCTGACCACTGACGTTCCCAACGGCATGAAGCATTTCGAGCGTATGCCCCTGGCAAACTCGATGGATGGAGACTTCGATACCGGCAACGTGCGCTACAAGGCCCGTGAGCGTTACAGCTTCGGCTGGTCTGACCCGCTGGGTATGTGGGGTTCGTCGGGTTCGTCCTGATGAAAACCCAGGAAAGGGGCCTTGTGCCCCTTTTCTTTTTCCTGTATATTGGCCACATCCCGGGGTTTCCGGCGTTTCTGACAGTCCCGGCTGACGACATGCAGACAGAGCGCCCCCAATTAACTCGACCAACAGCACCACTGGCGCTGTTACCGTGGACGCCACTTTTGGCGCAACCACCAGCGTCACAAACCTGACGACCACCAACCTAACGACCACAAATTTGGTCTTTACCGACCAAAACCACCCCACAACCGCAGCTATCAACGCTACGGCCACCGCCACCGCAGCAGAAGTTGCAACGGGTTACATCACCTCCACATCAGCGGCTCCAACGACCATCACCCTGCCTACTGGCACGGCGCTTGGCGCTGCTATTAGTGCTGTTAAAGGTACCGTTCTTGACCTGTACGTGGACAACACTGCTGGCGCATCGACCGTGACCATTGCTGTTGCTACCAACGGCATCTTGTCCAGCGCTGCTGCGGACACTCCCGGCTCGTTTGGCGACTTGACCATCGCATCTGGTGCTACGGGCCTTGCCCGGTTCACCATCATGTTCTCCAGTGCCACCGCCTACGTGTTTACCCGTACGGCTTAATAGGAGCGCATCATGACGATGCAATACGACGTAAAGTCGGCACACATGACCTCTTCGGGCGTGGCGGTGAACTTCCGCACACGCCTCAAGGGGGCCGTTGTGTCGGCAAACACCAGTGCAGCCACTCGTAATACCGTGTTTGCAAACAATGTGGCGCGAACGGGCACTTACGGGCGGTCTACGACCACTGTGACGGTGACTATCACCAATCATGGCCTCACTACTGGGAACCGCGTTTGGTTGGACTTTTCTGCGGGCACAGGCGGCACTGCGACAGACAACGTCTATACGGTCACGGTTTCAGATGCCAATACGTTCACGGTAACGGACGCTGCCAGTGGCACCATCACCGGGTCTCCTGCGGTGTCGATGTACGCGGAAATCTTGATGGAAGCAGATTCGTACAACGCGACTGCGTTTCCTGTAGTGATTCCGGGCGAAGGAATTTTGGCCAAAGATGGCATTTTTGTTGGTTTGGTCGCAAACGTAACAACCACTTTGTTCTATGGCTAAGACTTCCGTTATCCACGAAAAACGCTGCACTTGCTGCGGTGTTCTTCAGCTACTTACGTCGTTTTATACGACGGGGAAGCTCGTGGATGGCAACCCCAAGTACAACTCGTGGTGTAAAACTTGTATCGCCAAAAAGCAGGCGTCGTACCACAGCCGTACATGGGGGGAGGACAAGCTTAAGTACACCGCGTTCAAGCGCACAAAGTCTGCTCGGAGCTATCTGCAATACCTGCGCTCCAAAGCTGCGCAACGACGTAAGGGCGAAGAAGTTATTTCTCTCGATGCTCTTGAGTTGTTGTGGCA